TATGGCCAGTCTATTGCAAGGAAGCAAGCGGTACTGACTCAGTTGGACATCAATATCAGTATTGCTGAGGTAGCGTTCAAGCCCAATGTCTTTGATGCGGCTCAGGCGTTTGGTGTTTACGACATTACCGTTGGAGCCACGCCTATTAAGAGCGTGGGCGGCGAGGCTGCTACCAGTTACGACTTCAGCGCAACGGCAGGCGCGCCGCGAGAGATGCAGTATCTGGTCGAATGCCAGCTTGACGGGAAGACCTTCCAGGCGTTCGCGCCAACGGCTAAGATCATGAGTCCGACGATCAACTTCACGAATCAGGATTTCGTTGTGTTTAACGTTGACCTGATCCTGTACGGCGCTACTGGTTCGCTTTTGACCTTGATACATGAGACTTAAACACCTTCGCTGAGAAGGCATAAAGGAAGGTGATGACATGCCAGACGAACACGTAGCATTAAACGGGAAGCTCTACGCCGCCGATACCGATGCGACAATATTAAACACGTCTGACTTTCAGATAGCTGATTATCGCGGTGGCTACGCGCATGACCATGCGAATACTTTTGCCGAATGGTATGGTCAATCAATAGCGCGTAAGCAAGCCGTCATAACGCTCAAAGATTGGCAGATAACCATCTCTGAGGTAGCGTTCAGGGTTGAGACGTTAAGCGAGTTGATGGGCGTTGACCCGGAGCGGCTGGCGGCGAGGAAAGCAGTTACCGCTATATCCGCAGGGGCTACCGAGACGACATTGACCACAGCGTCAGAGACAGACGAAGCCTTTGAGGATAATGAGCAGGTAGTTGTATCTGATAGACTGGGGCGGTTCAAGGAAGCCTATATCGACGGAGCGCCTACTGATACATCCGCCGCTGTAGATGACGGCGCAGGCGCGTTAGTGGCCGATGTTGACGACATCGGTATCATGGCGGATATAAACTCATCCACGCCGCAGTATTTCACCAGGGCGGATAATGTTCTGTTGGATATTGGCGCAGCTCAGGATTACTCAGTATCTATCTGGTTCGAGCGAGATAGACAGACAGCTACAGAAGTCTTGATGGCGAAGACTTCCGATCAGGTAGGCACAGCCGCAGGCACAACCGCTGGTTGGGTGTTATATATCGACGTTAATGGTGTTCTACACTTCGCGGTGAATGATGGTACTGACGCCTATGTGATCAATGGTACAACTTCAATACCTGAGAGCGAGATGCACAACGTAGTCGTCACCTATGACGAGAATTCCGCCAGCGACTGCAAGATATATCTTGACGGCTATGACGATACCGCCAGCAAGACAGGAACCATAGGCGACATTGACGACTGCTCTAACGCTCTGGTCTTCTCTATCGGAGCGGAATCTGATGGCGGCGTACCTTATGATGGCAAGATAGCCGGAGCCGCAGTATGGGATGATACTGTACTGACGGCTGCTAATGCGCTCACTATAGCTACTACGCCGCTCACAGAACCTACAGGCAGCCCTGACGCCTGGTGGACATTCTACGGGCTTGCTGCGGCTACTACGCTTGATGACGAAGCGACTGCCGCCAACTCGTTAGACCTGACGCTGGTGGGTGGCACAACTACGAATTTCGGCACACATTCTCGCGTTACGAAAGCCGTATTGACCGCTAATCTATTGGGCTTCGATCAGTTGACCGATAACTATAATATCGGCGGCTGGTCTGCCGGTGACGCCGCAAGTGAGATCAGGAAAGATAAACAGCGTAGAAAGTTCGGCGGGTCCAGCTTGAGAGTCGGCAACACTGATGGGACGCAGGCATTCGCCAGGGCTACAGTAACGACTATTGCCAATATAGAGTATCATTTTCATGGCTGGTTTTTCGCTCCCAATACACCATCAGGCGCGGCGCAGTTGGTTGACGTTGATGGAACTGCCGCTCTGGGAATCACCGTGACGCAGGCGGGAGCTACTACCGGCGGGACGTGGTACGAGATAGAGTTCGACTTCGAGGCTGCTGATACCAGCACAACTATTGACTTGGGTAGTGGGTCGGCTACCAATAACGAGTACGGCTACTGGGACTCTGTCCAGCTATACAAGAACTACGTTGACACCGCTGGTTTCGAGACTAATATTGCAGGCTCTGACTGGGCAACTACAGGCGCTCCGACAGTTGACGACGCTGATACTGAGGAAGACTCAGGGACGCTCTGTTACGATATAAATAGCGACGACCCGGCAACGAAGTATGTGAGCCAGGACGTGACTGTAGTCTCTGGCATAGATTATACTTTCACCGGTCGCGTTAAGTCCGGCACGGCGGATTCCGCAGTAGTTGTACTATCTGACGCTATAGGAACATCAGTCACTCTTGATAATGGGGCGGATACCACCAACTGGGTTACTGTACGGCAGAGATTCACGGCATCCACTACAACGCTCACTATCAAGATTTATGGCGATGGTGTTAGCGGCCGGTTTGACAATTTCTCAGTTAGTAAGATAAACGAACGGCAATATGATTTCAACGACTTGATGACTATGCCGACAATTCAGTTTATGCTTCAGTACACTGACGGTGACGCCAAGACAAACCAGCTATACTATCCCACAGCGAAGATCAACTTGGGAGAAATAGGATTCACTAATCATGACTTTGTTGTCCATGATATAGTAGTGATACCGTTAGACAGCTTCACCTATATTGTCGAGGACTGATATGCCGGACGAAATGGAAGGCCTGCGCGACGTTCTGAAAGAACTGAATAAAGCTGGCGATGACATTATCAAGGGCGTAGCAGGTGGCATGAAATTGGCGACACTGGCGACCTCATCGCATATCAAGCGTGAGTATAACCGGCCGGCTACAGGGAAGGGCTTTGCCAACAGGACGGGACGCTTGAGGGCGAGTATTGGTCAGTCAGTAGAGATAACTAAAACTGCCGTCATAGGCATTATCTACGCAGGGACTGAGTATGCTGTGTATGTAGAGTCCAGATGGTCGGGGAAGTACGCTTTTCTCTGGCCAGGGGTGATCGACATGAGAAAGAAGATTATCGACTTTCTCGTTCAAGGAGCTAAGAGGGGGTTAAAAGGAAGATGAGTTTTTTAGAGCTATTACAGCCGCAGGGCGACAAGGCGAATCTTAATGAGATAATCGAAGCGCGGAAACTACTACCGAAGCACGTCACGAAAGCGATACCGTCATGCCTGTATGATGATGAAGGGTCGCTTGACGAGGAGGTGCTGGTTATTTTATCATGTGTGCGCGCTAGACGCGAGAATAAGGATATAACGCAGTCGGAAGTTGGCGAACGGATAGGTAACGAGACATCCGACCTGCTACGCCCTATCATCAAGGAACTGATCTATTTCTACACCACGAACACCAGAGAAGAGGTAGAGGAACGGTTCGCAACGGCGGAAGCTGAGGAAACGGAAGCGCAAGAAACACAGGAGGCCAATGCCGAAGATTGGAATGATACGACTGTCCCTTTGGAATAGACGAGCAGATACAGATGTACGAAGAGATCGCTTTCAACCTGGTAGAGATGGGGCATTCGCCACAAGCCATAATGAGCTTTGAGATAACCTTTCTACTGGGCTATGCTCTCAAGCGCTTTGAGCGTAACGAGAAAGCGCAGGAGCAGTCGAAGAAGACCGACCCGGACGGCTGGACGACACAAGGCAATAAACGGCGTAAGACAATGACCTCGCAACAGGCGCTTGCCAAAGTAAGGAATAGAAAGTAATGCTGATACGCAACTTGGGAACGCTACAGGCAAAGCTAGTCGCTGATACCAAGCAGCTTGCAAAGGACTTGAAGAAGGGCGAGAAGGAATTTAAGGCGTTTGGGAAAGATGTTCCTAAGTGGCTCAAGCCGGCCAGTCTTGCATTGGTAGGTATCGGTACAGTAGCTGTCACAGGTATCGCTCTAGCAGTCAGACACTTCGGCAACTTCGAGAAGTCGATGAAGAATGTCCAGGCGGTATCAGGCGCCACAGCGCAAGAGTTTGAGACGCTTAAAGACTTCGCTATCAAGATGGGGTCAACGACAGCATTCACAGCTAAAGAAGCTGGCGACGCTATGTATTTCTTGGCAAGCGCAGGGTTAGCCGTTGACGAGCAGATGAAGACGACCGCCGCAGTTCTCGACCTTGCCGCCGCTACACAGACTGAACTTGCCGAATCCGCCCGTATAGTGGTCAATACCTTATCCGGTTTTTCATTAGAAGCCGAAGAATCCCGCCGTGTTGCTGATGTATTCGCTAAAGCCATAGCTACATCGCAGGCCAATATGAGCAAGCTGGGCGCAGGTATGCCCGTAGTATCAGCCACTATGAATGATCTAGGCATAAGCCTTGAAGCAACAGTTACAGGCTTATCTTTACTGTTTGATAAAGGAATTTCAGCGGAACGCGCCGCCACTGGCTTGCGTAACGCCATGAAGTTACTTATTGACCCCAGTAATGAAGCCCAAGAGGAAATAGCGCGATTGGGCTTAACAGTCGAAGAACTCGACCCACGCACTAAGGACCTTGCAGATATTATACAAACGCTAGGTGACGCCAGTTTCGATACCGCGTCTTCTATCAAGATATTTGGCCTCGAAAACGACGCTATGAATTTGCTGGTTGCTACAGGCGCGGAGAAGTTTAGAGAGTTCGAGTCGAGTCTGAGGGGCGCGGCAGGCGCGGCGGAAGAGATGAAGGACGTTCAGCTTGACAGTCTGAACGGATCTATAACACTTCTGAAGTCTGCTGTTGATGGTTTCGTAATATCCTTTGGCGCTGAGTTCGCTCCTATTATCCGCAAAGGCGCGGATGCGTTGACATCGTTAGTGACACAATTCAATAATCTGGATGATAGTACCAAAGCTGTTTTGGCATGGACAGTAGCAATAGGGGGCGTAGGGGCGGGACTAATTGGCGCGGTAGGTTTATTAGGTACGGTTATACCTGCTGTAGTGGCTGGCTTCACGGCATTGGCACCGCTGTTAGCTGTAGGGGCGCCGTTATTAGTAGGCATTGCGGCGGTTGGCGCTGCTATATTCATAGTTACTCAAAACATGAAAGCCCTTAACCCTGAAATTGTAGACTTCAACGCTGAACTTAGAGCGATGGAAATCATAAATGACAACACATCATCAGCAGTCGCAACGCTTCAAGAAGAGTTAGCCAGATT